ATGGATTACCTGGTGAAAGCGTTGTTTCAAAACTGTCGTCAGTAGAGCCTTCGAATACAAGATTACCTGTAATCGTACCAGTCAATGCGATTGTGTCAGTAGCCGCGTTACCAAGTGTGATTGTACTACCCTGTGTTGATGATGTACCAACAACTGTTAGATTACCCTCTACCTGTACATTTGCTCCTGACATTGTAAGAGCGGCAGTAGAACTTGAACTTGATTTGATTACAAGTTGTCCACTTGAATTACTAAATCGTCCAAACTCTGTGCCATCGTCTTTTAAAATAATATCTTGTTCACCTGCGTCTAGTATAATGTCTGTTGCCGCGTCTAGTGTGATAGAACTGTTACTATCAATTTCAGCAATTACAGGTGTCGTTAAAGTTTTGTTTGTTAGTGTATCAGTGGTCGCTTTACCTACTAATGTGTCCGTAGCATTTGGTAATGAGATTGTTCTATCTGCTGTTGGGTCTACTGTGGTTAGAGTTGTCTCAAAACTATCTGCTGTCGCACCCTCAAAGACAAAAGCATTCTGAATATTGATTGTCGAACTATCTACGGTCGTTGTCGTGCCAGAAACTGTTAGGTTACCTGAAACAGTTACGTTACCCGCAGCCGTTAAATTCGCACCACTAAATGTTAATGCGGTTGTTGTACCTGACTTAACAATTAAATTACCACCTGTATTTGTTAAACTACCAAAAGTAGTGCCGTCATCTTTTAAAAATACATCTCCACCACCTGCGTCTAAAGTTATGTCTTGTACAGCGTCTAACTCAATACCACCTGTACCAACTATCTCAGCAATTGTTGGACTCGTAAGTTGTTTGTTTGTTAAAGTTTCAGAACCTGTTAGTGAAACTAAAGTAGCATTACTTACGGCAGTATTTAACTGAGCGAAGGTTGTTGTTACTGTGTTGTTCGCTAGATTAATTGATTTGTTTGTAAGTGTGTCTGTTGTCGCCTTACCAACTAATGTGTCACTACCAGAACTTGGTAATGTTAATGCGATATCTGAACTAGGATTACCTGGTGTTAGAGTTGTTTCAAAACTGTCGTCTGTACTACCTTCAAATACTAGGTTACCTGTGATAGTACCACCAAAAGCAATCGTGTCTGTTGCGGCGTCACCTAGAGTTAGAGTACCACCATTAAATGTAGTCGTACCAGTTACCGTTAGGTTACCATCTACCTGGGCATTACCCTCCATGGTGATGTTGGCACCAGACATTGTGAGCGCTGCCGTAGATGAACTACCAGACTTGATGACCAACTCACCTGATGAGTTAGTAAATCTACCAAACTCTGTGCCAGCGTCAGCCAATATTATATCAGCACCGTCAGCGTCTAGTGTTATGTCTGCTGAACTGTCTAATGTAATACCAGCACTAACAATAGTCGATATTGTTGGACTCGTTAGTGTCTTGTTTGTAAGTGTCTCACTACCAGTAAGAGAGACAAAACTATCTCCCTGTAATGCTGTGTTAAATTCTGTTAATGTGCCTGTGAGTGTATTGGCGTCTAGGTCTATGGTCTTGTTTGTGAGTGTGAGTGTCTCTGTTCTTCTACTATCAATATATGCTTTGATACTCTCACCAGAGTTTATCGAGGTGTTACTTGTCTCACCTGTCATCGTATCACTATCAACAATCGCTGTCGATATGAAGTTACCTCCATCTGCCTGTATCTGTAAGAATGAACCTCTCGTTGTCTGGTTGACCGTTACGTCCGTTAATGAGGCTATGTTTGAAACTGAGGTGACCGTGCCAGATTCCGCAGGAACTGTGACTGAAACCTGATTAGGACCAGACGAATTGGTCGATGTAATCTTCGCCTTCTTGGCGTTTGTGCTTGAAACTCTACCCTTTAATGCCATGATACCCCTAGTATCAACTATTTATAAGGATTATCTTGTGGCGTTGGGTGAAACTGTGACTATGCCTTGGATAACACGGGTTACTGAACTGTCTGCCGTTTTGGTCAGTTCCACATCATACACATAACGACCTTCCTCTAATGCGGCCGTCTGTGTTGGTGTTAGTGATATCGTAATCTCACCAGTAGCCCTATCAGTGGCGAATCCCACAGTAAAGGTGGCACTCGCACTTGATGAACTGTAAGATTTCCTTATCTGTGACGCACCAGTGTAACCTGTCGTATCAAATAGGGAATCATCATCATTGAATACCGTGATGGTACTACTGAATGAAGCCCCTTGGTCTACCAGTAAATTAGCGATTGCTGCCATAAAGACTATTTATCGTCTTTTGGTGCTTCTTCTGGTGTTGTTTCTGATATTTCTTTTGGTATAGTAGTCTCGTAATATTTCAACAATACATCTATCTTCTCAATCTCTAATTGATGTTTGATTTTCTGTACTTGCATCTGTTGATATTGTTCCGCATGTAACTTACCCTTTGGGGTTAATGCGTCCATGTTTATATCTTGTGGTTGTTTTGCTTCGTCAGCCATAACTATCTCCATTCTTTCATCGTGTTTCTGTTGAATGGATAACTTTTTAGTTTCCATTTCATCGTAATCAACTTGACGTTTGATCCGTTTAAGTATTTATATACCGTCTTACCAGTCATTATATACATGTGGTTAAACTTAACTCGTAAATCCACACCCTGTATGTTGATGTATGTATTATCGTCAGCCTCTATCACATAGAACCCGTGTAGTTGCCACTCATCTTCATTACCCCACTCCGTCTCATGTTCATTATTGTGGACAAAAGTGTTGAATACAAAGTTAGGTCGTTCAGCGGGTACGAATTGTGCCAGGACCTGGTTTATACATTTACCCGCAGCCGTAATTACCTGCCCATGAAACCTCGCATAGTCATCACCCATGTTCGTGTTTGACCTAGTTGTCAAACTGGCAAATTCTCTTACGAGAGATTGTTTCATAATGGCACTCAGGTCCGTCTCAAAAACGTTATCAGTTATTATTTGTAATTTTTCTTCGTCCATATCTTATTCCTATATATGTCAATATAATTAGAGAAGTAATCCCAACCCCACTTGTTCATATGTTTCTCGTATAATTTTGGTTCGTGTTTTACCTCCATCTTCCAATCGTCCCTCTTAAATGGAAATACCAGAGCGATGGGTGTGCCCTTCTTCACTATCTTAATAGGATTCTTGGTCTCGTCCCAATCTCGTAGGGCAAATGGAAAGTTGACATGATTTAAAAATTTATCAGTATCAACGATACCTGTGATTATCCTTATGTCTCGTCTCTCCGTGTTGAATGGTGGTGTGAATATACAACTATAACCTGGTGGTGTTTTGATTATCCATGGATTCAATAATTTCAATGCCATGGGCATCTCATCAGGATAGAAAGTATCTTCGGCAACCTGTGCTTGTGCGTGACCCTCTATCTTATAATTCAAATCAGGTGGATTAGGTTTTTGAATGAGGTCCTCTCTACCAGTAGTTCCAGTAATCTTATAGTTACAACTACCATCTTCAAAGGTTTCGTGTGCTTCTTTAGTGAACGCTAGGTCAGATGGAGCCAGTATGGCATAACCCATTGATACAGCGTCTAATACTGGGACACATTTCCTGATTGTTGGCATGTTCTGATTCTTATTGATGAGGACATCCAACTTCTTATACCAATCTGGCATGACCTTCTTAACAGGTACTGGGTGTAGCAACCAGTCAGCGTATTTACTTATAAATTCTATCTTCATTGTTTTTTGAATGCTGGTGGTAGACCAAGTAGTGGTCTGTTGTCAGCCTTTGTTTCAGAGTTCTCTATTGGATTGTAGTGATAGAATACCTGTGTACATACCTCACCTTCAAACTTTTCTCTCCAGTGTTCTACCTCACAACCTTTGTATACCAGACAATCACCTGGGTTCAAATCGACCTGTTCGCCATCAGCGAATATTGGCCATGGGTCACCACCTAAATTCATCGTCAGGGAAATCTCACATGATTTCCTATCTGTGTGTCTATCTAACGTGGCACCATTCGTGTATACCCTACCAAAAGTGTACATCTCAACTAATTTTTTACCAATCACCTGTTCTATCTTAGGTTGTACCATCAACATGTGGCTATCAAACAACGGGTCACCATATAGAGAATACATGCCAGGGCATTGTGGGTCATTGAATGTTCCGTGTATCATCTCCTCAGGTGGTATATATTGAGCGTCAAATAATTTTGCCGCAACATTTCTCTTTAGTATGAAATAATTACTGAATACCTTTGCCATATCTCCAGTGATTAACTCATCGATAACCATATACTTCTCTCTATCAAAATCTATCATCGCCATTCTGGTCCTCTCAGCCAACACACTACAGAATATCTAGTGCCTCTTGTTATGGGTTTAACTCTATGCCAAAAGAAACTAGGGAAGACTACCAACTGCCCTCTCTCTTTTGAAATCTTTATAATTCGTCTATCTTCTGGTTCATCTGGAGCAATCATTGGATCAATAATCTCTAAATCACCACCATCATATTCTGATGGGTCAGTTATATTACACACTATCGACACCTTACGTTGTCTCCCTTGAATATCATCGCTCTTCATATCTTCGTGGTCAGGATCAAATTGATCCGTGTGCCACCCATAATGTCCATCTGGAGCATTGTATATTGTAAACTGTATGGGTTCTGGTCGAACGGTCTCCCATCCAACATGTTGACATATACCCATCGCACCCTCACATACCCACTTTGCTATCCATGCCTCACTACGAAACCATGATACGTTTGATTTTCTTCTCTTATGTAGATCCTCTAGGTATTCCTTATCGTCTGATAGTTTATCATCACCAGTCGTGCCTAATGTATTTTGTTTCGTCTTACCATATTCTATAATCTGGTCACATATGTGGTCTGGTATCCTCTTTGGTAGTAGATACACTGGTGGATTAAAACTCATTTCTCAATACCCATCGACATAATTATCCTTGGTTCCATCGCTATCGCTTTGTGGCACTTCTTAGGTGGTATGTAGATGAAATCACCCTTACGAATGCTATAATCTTTATCACCAAACACCCTATATATAGTGTGACCGTATAACCCTATTATATATACATGTTCCCAGTCTTGGTGTGAGGCACCAGATAGTGCCATGAATGTTAGATGTAAGTGTATATCGCTATACTTGTTATCTGGGTTGAAAATTTTATTGAAGACTTTTAGATATGTTTCGAAGAAAAGATCCTTCTCCACATTCCTCACCTGTAACTGTGTCGATAGTATGCCACCAGCGCCATGTGGTCTAAATGCTGGACTCTTAAACTCAGAACCTAGTTCATGTCGTTCCAGTATTTCCGCTAGAAAATTAAAATCTGTCTCTTGTTTGATTTCTGTAAAGTTTGGTATATATACTACTTCTTTTCCGGCATTGATTTTCGCAATCAAATCCTCCGTTAGAGCCAACTCACTTGTCCATTCCATATCATCACCTTTTTAATTATATAGTTAGAAAAAAAACTAACAGAAATTGGTATCAGTCACATGACCGTGAATATCACAACCTTTGTATGGACCACCTGGTAGTAAAAAACCACTCTCATCAGTATTAGCAATCCATGTCGTACAGTCACCTTGTGTGCCAGATATATCACCAGTACCTAACGCAACTGTTGGCCACTGTATGCCTGAATGAAATATATCACCAGATACATAACCAGCCCATGATTTCCAATTCTTACTTGCGTCAGCGTCAAACATATCTCTTAATTTCTGTCTGTATGCTTTGATACGAGTTTGAACCGTACTGTTGTCTATGTATGGACTATCTGCTCCAACTAGGAAATCAGATTGTATTAATAATCTATTTCTCACATCTTTAACCATCTCTTCAGGATAAAGTCTTCTATCGTGTATAGTATTAGCACCTGTGCCTGAAAGGTTATGTTTGTCTACCCATTTACCTGTCGCTGCTGTATCACCTACCTCATAATCACAATTGAATACACTGGTATTGGAAACCTCTACAACATATCCCACACTATCCGTTCTTACAAATTTTGCCATCTCTATATCTCCTAAGCGTGCATGTCAACAAGAAGAACTTGACCACCTTGGCCATTTCCACCTGTTCCGTTTCCTGGTCCACCAGTTCCTCCACCACCTACTGTGACAGATTGTGTTGATCCGTATTCACCAGATCCTAGGAAAGCAAATGCGTTTCCGCCAGCCCCTCCACTACCACCTGGTGCGTTATTAGTTGGGTGTCCAGAACCTCCACTGCCTCCGCCGCCTTTACTAGCCGCTGAGAATGCTGAGTTAACAACCGTGCTACCTCTACCTGCTCCGTAGATACCTACGAAAGATCCAGTTTGTGTTCCAGCATTACCGGCACTGCCTGGTTGATTTGAACCCGCATTTTGTCCACCTTGTCCTCCGTTACCACCATTAGCAGCCACTAGAGTTCCAAAGGTAGTATTTCCTCCAGCATTTCCACTTGGACGTCTGTTGATATCACCAGCAGGAGTTCCACCCCCACCGCCTCCACCAGCACCTGTTGACATTACCACAACGAATTGTGAAGCCGTGCCTGCCGTGAATGTTCCTGGATTATTGAATGTCGCACCTGTATCGTCTGTGATACCTCCTGCCGCACCAAATTCTAAAGCAGAACCTGGAGAAGCAACTTTTAAAACTTGTCCTGCGGTACCTGATCCCAGACGAGCCAATGGTAATATTCCAGAACCAATGTTGGCTGCGTTCGTGGTATCCGTAGTCGCACTTGCAGCCAAACCACTTACTTTAGTAGCCGCAACTGCCGCAGAAGCATTAACATCAGCGTTCAGTATTGTACCGTCAGTAATCTGACTTGATTTGATTCTAGTTACCATTGTTTTTCTCCTATAATAGTATTTATAATAGATTTACTCTATATATAAAATTTTAATATGTCACCACAACTCTATCACCTGAACCAGGTGCCGCGTCTAGCGTGAGTGTAGTGCCTGAATATGTAAAGTCTTCCGTGGGTTCCTGTCTAACACCATTTATTGATACGATGAATTGATTTACATTGTATCCTGATCCTACTGTGATAGTAGTTGTTGAACCATCCCCATCTAAGGCCGCTTTGTTTGTATATGACGCTACCTTAAATGATAAGTTAGGTAGTGTGATTGTTCTATCTGCGGTTGGATCCACGACACTCAATGTCGTTTCGAAACTGTTTGCTGAACTACCCTCGAATACGATTGAACCAGATGATACAACAAAACCCGTACCAGTAACGGTACTCGTTGAAGTAATCGCACCAGAACCTACTGTGCCTGCCAACGTCACATTGGCGCCACTAAATGTTGCCGCTGTTGTCGTGCCTGATTTAACTATTAAATTACCAGATGTATTTGTTAGACTACCATAAGTAGTCCCATCATCTTTTAAGAATACATCTCCACCATCAGCGTCTAATATGATATCAGTTGTTGCGTCTAGTGTAATCGTTGAACCACTATCTATCTCAGCGATAACTGGTGTCGTTAGTGTCTTGTTCGTTAGTGTGTCCGTTGTCGCCTTACCTACGAGTGTGTCTGTCGCATTTGGTAATGTTATAGTCCTATCTGCTGTAGGATCCACAACAGCGATTGTTGTTTCAAAACTATCTGCGGTAGAACCTTCGAATATGATTGTTGGACTATTGATGGCAGGACTGTTAAGAGTTGGACTCGTTAGTGTCTTGTTCGTCAATGTCTCAGTAGCAGTTATCAATGATACTGTGCCAGTTAGATTTGGAAAAGTAATCGTTCTATCTGCTGTAGGGTCTGTGATAGCGAAAGTTGTTTCGAAACTATCTGCCGTGCTACCTTCGAATACAAGGGTACCAGTTACTGAAGCAGTTCCTGTTATCGTTGGACTCGTTAGTGATGGCGTGTTAAATAAATTCGCAACCGTCATCTCCTTCAATGCGTTTACGTTTGCGTCTCTTATGATGAAACTATCATCAGTCGCTGGTGCCGCACCTAGGTCACTTGCGTTTGATATCGTGTTTATACTAAATGCTGATACCTCACTCTCAATCTCATTAATCGCACCTACGATTGACGTTGCGTCTATCGTTGAACTTAGGGTTGCCAAGTCACCAATATCTGTCGCTGATAAAGTGTTAAAGGTCGTTCTAAACGTCTCTAACGTATCCGTTGATGCTACACTTCTCGCTGTCATATTACTTCTCTACTATCTGTTTTAATAATGATTTTATCTCAAACATCTCTGCCTTTAAATTATTTATATCTCTCACAGCATTTCTCAAATCGTTACTCGATTGTCTCGCCTCTCTGATACGTTGTACATGTATCTGATATGCTGACTTGTCTGTGTTGATGATGG